GAAGGATGAGGAATGATATACTTAAAATAGTTCAGTACACTTTTGTATACACTCAGTACACTTTGATACAGACAAGATGAAGCCGCAAACATTTTTTTTGGTTTTAAATTGAAAAAATATGAGAATAAACTTATTATATTTTGATTATGGCAAAAGAAAAGTTCCTTACAAACAGACAAAAAGAATTCTGCAAACTTATTTGTGAAGGCATTTATAGTAATGCCGAGTGTGCAAGAAGAGCAGGATATTCCGAAGGACAGGCAGCCAAGACTGCAAGTCTTTTGTTGAATGGTAAAGATTTTCCTTTGGTTACTGAACATCTTAAAGAACTCCGAGAGATTAGAGAAAAGAAATATGGTGTCACGCTTATTGGTCAACTCAAACGCTTACATGATTTAAGTCGAGGAGCAGAGGCAGAAGGTCAATTTTCGTCTGCGATCAATGCCGAGAAGATACGCTCTGCACTTGGAGGCTTAACTATAGATCGAAGAGAAACAACTCATCAATTAGATCAATTATCTCGAGAAGAAATAGTAGCAAGACTCACAGAGATTAGAAAACAACATCCGTCTGCTTTTATTGAAGGTGATTTTAAGGTGGTCGGAGAGGATAAGGGGAGGACAAAACTCTCCGACCAAACATAAGCAATTCCTGATATTGCTCCGTGCCTTTTCTCTTTAGCATTATTATTCCTAGGAAGTCAAGTAAGATCAATTTTTCATATCTTCTTTTAATGCTAAACCTATTTGCATTGCTATTTGGGGAACTATTGCATTCCCCAACATCCTTAATCTTTGGGGTCTGTTTTTTTGATCGACTGTGACTCTTGGGACTCCTCGAGGTTCGTCCATCCAATAGGATAACCCATTAGCCACTCTGTCCAATTCGCATTGAGTCTGCCGTCTCCCTCCTCTTGGAATATCTTGTGAGCCAAGTCCACTTGTCTGCCGTCCTTGAGTCTCTTCTTGTAATACTCGTGATTCCCGTTGTAACTGTGTTTGACTAGACCTGCATTCGGTGTCGGATATTTCCACTCCTTCATTCTTGGTGGTCTCAGAGTTACTCCGTTCATCATTGCTTGAGCCTCTTGTTCCGTCAGTTCTCCGTTCTCCACTTTCTTTCTGAAGATCAATGTCATCCCCTCCGAGGCATGACCGAAACCCTTCGTTGTCGGTGTCGGATAGTTTGTTTCGTAAAGAGCCATTGTCTTCTTGTCCACTTGCTCCCTTAGATTGCTCGGTCTCTTGCGACCTTTTCTGTGACCCTCTTGCAATTTCTTGGTTGCTTCCTCCGATCTCGGAGGTAGAGCATCCATTGTATTCGGTGTCGCCCACATTTTTGCAGATGATCCAGAGTCTGTCTCTTTTGTGTCTCGCTCCGACACTACTAGCCGAAACAACAAATTGCCTCGTATGGTAGTTGATCCTTTCCATTTCAAAGAGAACCTCGTCAAGTCCCATTGAGACATGCCCATAAACATTTTCGAAAACACAATAAGTGGGTCTTGTTTGTTCAACAATTCTATGGATGTACGGAAAGATGTGCCGAGGGTCTTCTTCGCCTCTGCGATTTCCCGAGACGGAGAAAGGTTGACATGGGTATCCACTTGTGAGCACCCATTTTTCTCCTTTGTTGAGTTTGTTTGAAATAAATCTTCTTGGGTCATTTGCGATCTCCTTAACATCATTATAAATTGGAATATCATTCCAATTCTTTTTTAAAACTTTTCTACACCATTCATCAAAATCACAGAACATAACTGGTTCTGCGAATTTTGCCCATTCGAAACCAAGAGAAAAACCTCCGATCCCACTACATAAAGAAACTTCTTTAATCATTTTTTTCCTCCAATAATTTTTGAATTTTTTCCTCTACTAAATCTGCAAACCATTCGCTATCTGTAATGACATCAAATTTATGTTCCATGTAATCTTCTAAAATTTTAGACATTTCTAATAGTTTATGATCTTGTGCTTGATTTTCCTGGGAGTGATGAAGAGGATTAGTCCAAGGTTTTTGCTCTCTCATATTTCTTTCCTCCTATCAATATAAACTCTAAGATGAGTTGATGCATATTGAGGTTGACCATGTTGATGTTTTCTCCAATCAACATCTTTTCTTAAATGTTGTCCTCTAACAGTGATATAATATCCATCTTTATTTAAATACTTCTTCAAGCATTTAATAAACAATCGACCATATTCATTGTTAGGAACTTCTGTAAAATGATATCGTGGGACACAAGGAATACCTTGTGCCCTCCACTTTTCAATTGCTTTAGGTTTAATTCTTCTCATTTTCTAAAATCTCCCTTTTTAATTTATCAACATCCATTGTGTCGATCACATCATAAATTTTATTATTAGCATCTTCCTTATCTTCAAGACCAATCTTTTTGGCGATCTTATCAAGAGTATCTTGACCACTTCTACTCAATCGATCATAGTCCCAATACATTTGATCAACCCACTCTCTTAAATCCCAAAGATCTTTTAAAGTTAATTTAAGCATTAGATTGTGCCTCCCTTTGTCTTTCAATAAATTCATTAACATCTTTTTTACCAAACAAAGTTTTTGCTTGATCATCAGTTATAATGAACTCTCCACTTCTTTGATTGTCTGTAATAATCCAAGGTTTTGTTCTTGCTTTACTTTTGTAACCAACAAGAGTGTACCTAGGGTGTTTCTTTAACAAATCTATATCAAAGAATTTTGCCATTTGTTGAAGATCCTCATACTCTTTTTTTCTTTGTATGTCTTGAGGTGTTGTACCTTTGAAAGTAACAATCAATTGAAACTTTGCTTGGTCTTCCTCAAAAGTACAATTACCAAGAGTAAATTTAAAAGGTATCTTATCTGTTTTACATTCTGCATCTAGCACTTCTTGTAAAGTCATTCTAAGATTTCTTAATATTGGTTTTGTAAATTTATCTGTCATTTGTGTCCTCCTTTGTCAGATAATATTTCATGTTATGCCTTGCCCATTCTGTGGGTTCGGCTCTTTTTAATAATGGGGCATACATTTGTTCATCCCCATCATCAAATTCTGATCTCTCAATATTTATTTCCTCTAAACTTGCAAACGAAGTATGAGTATAAGTTTGAAAACCACAATCTAAACAAAATGTACTTCTTGTATCAAATGGTTTCCAATCCTCACTAATCATATAATTTTCATTCCCACAATTTGGGCATTCAGTATCATAACTATGTCCACTCATTTTTTATCTCCCCAATAAAGTTTATAAGCCTCTTTAGAATGTTTTTCGGCACAATCTTCGCACCTAAAATAATCTGCATGACTAAAGTCTATTTCACATTCATCAAACATTTCTGCACAACCATCACAAGTAACAGTTTTAGATAATTTATTTCTATGAATATGATGATATAATTCACTTGCCATTATCTGCCTCCTCTAATTGTTCAAAATGTCTAACAAGCATATCTAAACCCTCACACATACATTGATATTCATTAGATTCAATATCTAGTATCCATTCTTCTTCACTTGCCTTTATATCTGCTACTGCATTTTTTAATCGTTCTAATGTAATCATTATCTATCCTCCCAATCATTCGTATGATTTCTTAATGTATTTATTCCAAGATTAAAAACTAATTCATTATAAAATTCTGTTAATTGAAGTATCTTTTGTCTATCATCATTTTCTGTAATCATGTCTTGTAATTGCTTAATTACATAGAACATACAAACTCTATTGTCTTGATTACCAAAACTTCCCTCCCCTTCTATTGATGGTGGAATTAAATCATGTAATTCTGCATCAACAACTTCAAGATCATTTATCATGTTCTGCAAACTTATCTTTTTAATTCCTTTTTTATTCCAATCATTTACTTCTTCATTTAATGAACTTATTACATCATGTAATTTTTCAAATATTCGTTTCTGTTTCATTATGAAAACCTCCTTATCAAATCTAATTCCATTCTAAATTCTTCAAGCAATTCTTCTGCATATTGAACATACATCTGCGATCCAAATCGTTTGCGAACTTTTTCGATTACTTGTTCATTTGTGTAGTCTTCTATTTGTTCTCCAACAAATAATTCCACCTCAAGTAATTTGTCTTTCAATCTGCTCATTGTCTGCAATCCTCCTTTTTTAAAGTTTTTTCAAAATTGTTTATTACTATTTCTTTTTCTTTAATCATTTCTTGCAGTATTTTCTTAGTTAAATACATTCCATTAATTTGATTAACATTTTCTTGTATTGCCTTTAATCTAGCGATATCAATTATTAAATCATTCATTTAAATCTACCTCCCACATTGTATTGATTACATAAAATTAATAATTCTTTGAATGTCATTGCATCATATAATTCAACATTATGTTCTTCTTCGAAATATTCCCTAAAACTCCTTTTGTCATTCGATAAAAGAATATTCCATAGCAATTCAATCTTTACATTGTCTTGTTGCCAACATGAATTGTTATTAATTATCTTTCTTAATTGTTCGTAAATACTCAATCATACCTCCACTATTTCATTAATATCTTTTACTTGATTTAATAATACTTTTGTTTCTTCAATCTCTTCGTCAATGATATCGTCAACATTCGTATTGAATAAAATGTTCCCAATTTTCATAATTTTAAATTCATGAAATAATGGATAACTTGATTTTTTATTAACCATTGTTTTTCCTCCTAATGGGTTTTAAAAATAACTTGTCTTTTTGGTTGTTCCCAACATAAACCACAACTACCACAACTATTGGTTAATCCAATTTGTTCGGGACATTGTATTGATTTATTCTTTTGGGGTTTTTGTAATTCTTCAGAATTTGCAGAAAATTCTTGTTTTAGATCATTACTATATCTTATTGAAAATCTTTTTTTGTATTTAATTCTTAAACTTAAAATTGCTTGTGCAATATTTCTACTAGTTTCATATTTACTAGATGTACTATTTGCAGTATATCCATAAATTGCAATGTTAGGATATAACTTTAACATTAAATCCCAAAACCAAACATATTCAACATTAAAAAAATCGCCTAGTATATGCAATCTTATTAATGCATTTTTACCATTTAATTGTTTTATGTCATTATGAATTCTTGTAGTTAAAAGTAATTCGTCCTTATTACTCATTCTATGTGCGAATGGCATATTGTTTCCAAAACAATCGTCCCAATGAAAACAATCTTTTGGGCAAGTTTCTCTTTCTACTAATGTTAATGTTAAAAACTTATAGTCTTTAAATGTACCTTTTAAAACTTTTTTCCCAAGTTTTTTATTTGTACTTGGTTTTAAAACTTTAAATTGATAATCATTTAATTCGTGTATATTCTTTTTATATCTTGTAGTAACTAACATTAATATTGCCCTCCGATTAAGTATAGGTAATTATGGGAAATTATAACAGAAATGTCAAATGAAAAAAACTTTTTTAAGCAAATAAAATCAACATTAAAAAAATCAGATTTTATACAAAAAATTGAAAATAAATATAATTCTGGTTTTCCAGATTTAATTATAATTAATGATCAATTACCCTTATTTATTGAATTAAAAGCACCTATAAAAGGAAATAGGATTAAACTAGAAAAATCCCAAATATCAACACATTTAAGGATATTCAACAATAATTATATTTCTTTTATCTTGGTTCGTGACCCTTTGACCTCTAATGCATTTTTATTTGATGGTTATCAAGTAGCAATTTCAATGGTTCGTGGACTAGATCATCCAAGTTTCTTGGTTCATGATACGATTACCCAATGTCTGCAAACTTGTAATTTTTTGGCAAAACAAAAATGAGCTTTGCGAGGCTTTTGTTTTAAGGAGTTTGCGAGTTTCAAATTTAAAAAAATTTTGCGAATTGGAAAATTAAGGAATTCATTTTGAAATAAAAAAAGGAGGCTTTCGCCTCCTTGTATTAGATAATTCTAGACCTAAAATCATAATCTATAAAGTCTGTATTTTCTGAATGTGACATTTTAACTTGTAAATGATTTACAACCGAGAAAGCCATATCCATACCACAACCCCGAACCACTAAACCAGTATAACTTGAATTCGGTTTATAATCTAAATAATCAGAAATTAAATTATCAATGAATACTATTCTATTCGGTTCTTTTAAATTATCGATAATAAAAAAGCTTATATGTCTTGTCATACCACTTGAAGAAACATGACGTATAATAGAATAGATCTCTTGTTTCTGAAACATTAAATCGTTTAACTGCCTTTCGGCATAATTAAAAGCTTGTAACTTTTCATGTTTTGATAATTTATGCATTGTTTAAGTCCTCCAGTTTTTTTAATCGTGCATCAATAGTCTTTACTATTTCAACAAACTTAATTAATTCACTATTGATAGTCTTACAATAGTCATGATTAACATTACACATTTGATTTAATGTCTTCATTGTTTCTTGAACAATTTCTAAATCAGATTTAGTCATTTTTCGTCCTCCTTTTGGTTAATTATTCTTTATAGGATATTCTGGGATTGTGAAATAGTCAATAAAAAAACCTGGTTCTTGCATCATATTTTATGATATTGCGTATCAAATCTTATTGTTTGACATGTGACATTTTTGCAACACTGTTGCATTTTTGCAACCCAAAAAAAATTTGACAAAAACAAAAACGAGCCTTGCGAGGCTTTTGTTTTAAGAAGTTTGCGATCTTGACTTTTAAACATTTAAAATAAATAAAAAAAGGAGAGCCGAAACTCTCCCTTTCCACCAAGGAAACTTGATTAATCTTTTTCATAATCTGGATGATCTGGCTTTCTTCCTTTGTGATCACAGTCCCAATAAGGATCTTCATGTTCCTTTTTGAGTTCTGCAATGTAATCACATTTAGCATTGTAATGATACCACCAGTCTTCTTCTAGTTCTCTTTGTCTATCCATTTTCTTCCTCCATTTCTTTTATTTTATTTTCAAGTCTTATTGTTTCCTCGGTCAATTTTAATTCATGATTTTTTAATTCAACCATTGCAGTTTTTAGACCAATTAACTCGCCTCTTAAATACATTAATTTATAATCTTTTTCCATATTTTATAAAGGGAAAAGGGGGCTCTCGCCCCCAGTTCTAGCCCTCCTCCTTTTTGGTTTGTAGTTCATTAAGATAAGACTTCTTGACCATGACGTAACCATCATCAAGAGAATTAACCAATTTTGTGGTCAAGTTTTTAATAACTTGTTGAGTAACCACATCGGCAAAGTCACCATCAAACTTAGCTTCTAAGTCTGAGATCGCAGATTGAACTTCTTCAAGATCTCCCTTGATGGATTGAACTTCTGTGCTATCATCGATAGCATCTTCAATTTGAGAGGCAATTCTCTCATCGATGCACTCTTCGATTGCATCTTGTATAGCATAAGACATAGTGTCCTCCTTGGCTATGGTTAAGGGATTATTCCCAAGTTCATTGTATCCTAGATAATCCCATAAGTAAAGCAGATTGTTATTATATTTTTTGATACTACCTATCAAGTTTTCTGATCCAAGGCCTGTGGTAAAAATGTCACAGAGTGTGACATTTTTGCAACCCTAAAAAAATTTCGGAAAACATTAGCTTTGTTAGCAGAACTATAAATGCGATAGCATTTATTAGTGGAGCTTGCGAAGCTAATGTTTTAAAGGGTTACTAAAACAAAAAGGTAAACAACTTTACTGTTACAAGAGGGGGCACCCCCCTAAAACACGGGGCAAGGGTAACTTATATACTAATAATTACAATGATTGATAAATTCATTTAAATATATTATTGTTTGGGCATGAATCTAGATGTATTACCAAAAGACGTTTTACAAGAAGTTCTGTTACTGGAAGAACAGAAGAGACGACTTGAAACCAGAGAACTAGCTCAAACTAAATTTCTTGCCTATGCTAAACATGTATACGAGGGATTTATAGAGGGCAGACATCATCGTATTATTGCAGAAAAGCTCGAGGACATTGCATCGGGTAACTTGAAGCGTTTGATAATCAACATGCCACCTAGACACTCGAAGTCAGAATTAGCGTCATATTTAATGCCATCGTGGTTCTTGGGCCGTAATCCTAAATTAAAAATTATACAGGCTACCATGAACACGGAACTTGCTGTAAGATTTGGAAGGAAAGTCCGTGATCTTATTGCCGATCCCATTTATGCAGAGATCTTTCCCAAGACGGACTTGAAACAGGATAGCCAAGCGGCAGGTCGTTGGGAGACTAGCCGAGGCGGGGAATATTTTGCAGCGGGGGTGGGTGCAGCAATGACTGGTCGTGGTGCCGATTTGTTGATCATTGATGATCCACACTCGGAACAAGATGCATTGTCCACGGTTGCTTATGATAATACATATGAGTGGTATACTTCTGGTCCACGGCAGAGATTACAACCGGGGGGAACCATCATCATTGTGCAGACAAGATGGTCGAAGAAAGATCTGACAGGTCGTTTAATACAGAATATGGCAATGGATGCTATGGCAGATCAATGGGAGGTTATAGAATTCCCAGCGATACTACCGAATGATAAACCTTTATGGCCCGAGTTTTGGCAAACGGATGAATTGTTAAAGGTCAAGGCATCACTGTCCCCGGTCAAGTGGAACGCACAGTGGCAACAAAATCCGACCTCGGAAGCCGTTGCAATGATCAAGAGGGATTGGTGGCAGTTATGGGAGAGACCCGATACACCGAGACTAGATTATATAATTCAAAGTTACGATACGGCTTATAGTAAAAAAGAGACTGCCGACTATAGTGCGATTACAACTTGGGGAGTTTTTGAGCCTAAAGAAGATGGTGATCAACATTTGATAATGTTAGATGCGAAAAAAGGCAGATGGAGTTTTCCAGAGTTGAAGCAGATTGCGATAGAAGAAAATGAATATTGGGAACCCGATATGATGTTGATTGAGGCAAAAGCAAGTGGACAACCTTTGGCAGACGAGTTAAGACTATTGAATCTGCCTGTCACTACATTTAGTCCTGGCAGACGAAGAGGTGGTGGGGGTATAGATAAAACTATGAGAATGCATATTGTGTCGCCTATTTTCGAATCTGGTAAAGTATGGTATCCTGAAGGGGAAAAATTTGCAGAGGATGTGATAGAAGAGGTTGCATCTTTTCCGAATGGAGAGCATGATGACTATTGTGATAGTATGACAATGGCTATCATGCGTTTTAGACAAGGTGGCTTTATCGATTTAAAAGGCGAAGAAATCCCAGAGAATTGGTATCCAAGAAGAGCAAGGGAATATTACTAATGTCAGATAAAAAAAAGGTAAATAGATTTAAAGGTGCAGGTTCAATAACTATCACCAAAAAGAAAATAAATGATGCTTTGGACAAAGCTGAAAAAACTAAAGGAAAGAACAGAGCTTATTTTAAAGAAGTTGCTAAAATTTATCAGAATGAGCTAAAAGAATTAAAAAAACAATATCCTGATGCAGGTGTAAAACAAGGTCCTAAGAAACCTACTCCAAAACTAGGTACATTAATGAATAGAAGAGCAAAAAACTTACCTAAAGGTGACATTACTAAAAAAATGAATATGGGTGGTGTAATGAAAAATCGTGGCGGAACATTTAAAGGAACGTACTAATGGCAGGCAAAAAGAAATCAAAAGGTAAAGTGGTCGGTTTTACTGGCAAACATAAATTAGATAAGTATTTAACAAAAGATGAAATAAAGCAACTAGATCCGTTTGGCGTGGATCTTCTTCTTCAAATACAAGAGGGTGTTAACAAACCTACTAAAAAAGTCATGGGAGGATTTACTGTTACTAATAGATTCTCAGACATACTACTTCCAGAAAAGAAACGAACCACAAGGATCACATAATGGCAATAGAACCTAGACAAATAGCGGGTATGGTAGAACAGTCGATGGGAGCAGGAGGGCAGATGATGCCCGAAGAAGATAGTCTTCAAATTGATTTACCAGAAACTTTAAATGATTTACCCGAGGGTGTAGAACTTGCTGAAGAAGAGGCACTAGAAATTGAAACCGAAGAATACAGACATGATGCCAATCTCGCAGAGGTTCTTGATGAGTCAGTTTTGGGAGACTTATCATCAGACATACAAGCCAAGTTCCGTGAGGATATTGAGTCTAGAGAAGATTGGGAAGAGGCGATTGCCAAAGGTTTGGGGTTACTCGGGATCAATTATGAAGACCGAAGTGAACCTTTCTTAGGAGCAAGTGGTGTAACTCATCCGTTGCTCTCTGAAGCGGTGACCCAGTTTCAAGCACAAAGTTACAAGGAGATGTTACCAAGTGGAGGACCTGTAAAGACCCAGATCCTTGGTGCACCGACCTCGGAAACTGAAGCACAAGCTCAGCGTGTAGAAGATTTTATGAATTACCAAATAACAGAGGTCATGGAAGAGTATGACCCAGATACAGACCAGATGTTATTTTATTTGCCGTTAACTGGTTCTACATTTAAAAAAGTTTATTTTGATGAAACAAAACAGAGAGCCGTTTCTAAGTTTGTACCAGCAGAGGATTTGGTTGTACCATATTCAGCTAGTGATTTAAGAACAGCAGAGAGGGTTACTCATGTAGTTAGAATGACATATAATGATATTCGAAAACTACAAGTAGCAGGAGTATATAGAGATGTCGAACTATCTAGTTCAGATTATGACGAAAACCAAGGAGATATTCAAGAGCGTTCTGACGAGTTGTTGGGATTACGTCCAAATTATTCTGATGACTCTTACACCTTACTGGAATGCCATGTTGACTTGGACTTGGAAGGTTTTGAAGACATGGATATTCAGGGGAATCCTTCGGGGATTATGCTCCCTTATATTGTCACCATTGATCAAAATTCTGGAAAAGTGCTATCGATTTCTAGAAACTTTAGAGAGCAAGACCCACTAAGACGAAAGATACAACATTTCGTACATTTTAAATTTTTACCCGGTTTTGGGTTTTATGGTCTTGGATTACTACATACAATCGGTGGTTTGTCTCGTGCAGCCACATCAATATTGAGGCAATTAATAGATGCAGGTACTTTATCAAATCTTCCAGCAGGTTTTAAATCGAGGGGTGTTCGTATTCGTAATGATGACGAGCCTCTTAATCCTGGTGAGTTCAGAGATATCGATGTCCCAGGCGGAGATCTCAAAAATTCCATCATCCCACTGCCATATAAAGAGCCATCAGCTACATTAGCACAACTTTTAGGTGTTGTTGTTGACTCTGGTAGACGTTTTGCACAAGTTGCAGACGCAAAAGTTGCAGATGTGAACTCTCAAGCACCAGTTGGAACAACAGTTGCCTTAATTGAACAAGGTTCTAAGATAATTTCAAGCATACATAAGCGTTTACATTACGCTCAAAAGCAAGAATTTCGCATGTTAGCCGAAATTTTTAGTGAAAATCCAGTTCCATACCCATATTTTGTTGGAAATGTACCTCCAGAGACTATGCAAGCCGACTTTGATGGTCGTGTTGACATACTTCCAGTGTCAGATCCTAACATTTTCTCTATGGCACAGCGATTATCACTGGCTCAAACACAATTACAACTAGCTCAAGCCGCTCCAGAGATACATAATGTGAATGAAGCGTACAGAAGAATGTACGATGCACTAGATATCAAGAATATCGAGGCTATTTTACCACCAAAACCACAACCAGCACCTATTGATCCAGCAACCGAGAACGGAAATGCGATGACAAACAAGCCATTAAAAGCATTTCCAGAGCAAGATCACGAAGCTCATGTTAGAGCACATATATCTATGCTATCTAGTCAGACATCTCAAGCAAATCCACAAGGATATGTCATGCTACAAGCACATGTGCAAGAACATGTAGGTATGATGGCTCGTGATCAGGTGACAACTTTCTTTCAAAAGGCGATTGAACAAGCTCAAGCAGAGGGTCAACCAGTTCCTCCTATTGATCCGTCAGCCGTTGAAGCGGCAATCGCACAACAAGTTGGTGAGATCCTAAATGAAATAATGCCAGCTCTAGCTCCACCAAAACCAGAAGATCCTTTGGTTGATATCAGAAAGAAAGAGCTAGAAAACGATACTGCCGAGCTACAACGTAAGACAATGAGTGATCAAATGAATTTTGAAATTGATCAAGCTAAGTTACAACAAGCTTACGAACTAGCTCAACAAAGACAACAACTACAATCAGACATTGCTGATGATAGAAATGATGTAAATGTTTATAGAATAAACATGGCAGCTGCGAGGGGTAACAAAACTAAATAACCTATGATATAATCTGGATATGGATCCAGTAACTATATCAGTAGCCGTAGGAATAGCGGGCAAAGCTTTTGATGCAATCAAAAAGGGTTTTGCCGTGGGTCGTGATATTGAACAAATGTCTGGTGATATTGGACGTTGGATGGGAGCCGTATCTGATGTTGACAATGCAGAGAAACAAGCGAAGAACCCTCCCTTGTTTGGTAAATTATTTAAAGCAGGTTCTATTGAAGAGGCGGCAATGGCTGCGTTTGCAGCAAAAAAGAAACTTGAGGAACAAAGGTATGAACTCAAGGTTTTTCTAAATATGACTTATGGCCCACAGGCTTACAATGATCTTTTGGCTATGGAAGGTCAGATAAGAAAACAACGTCAAGAGACAATTTACAAACAACAACAATTTCGAAGACAGATAGGTGAAGCAATCGGTTGGCTTGTTTGTGTAGGTTTGGTTGGTGGTTTTGCCGTATTGATTGCATCTATTTGGATTAAGAGAGCAAACGCTTATGAATACAAACCAAGAGATTACACAAGACAACAGAAAGAATGGCGTAATCCAGATGTAAAAAAATACACAACATGTAGACTAAAGAAAAGAATTACGTCAAAATATACAAACAAAAGAGCATGTATTTATGAAGGTGGTAATAAAACATTTACAATGATGATTGAAACTTGGTGTCCAAAAAAGTATAAATGTTTGTATGATCCTAATGGTGAAGAACCAGATATAGATAAAGTTATGGAAAGTCTAAGAAGCATAGGGAGAAAATAATGGACAGTAATGTAGTTTTAGATGCATGGAATGAATTAACCTACTTTGAAGGAATATTATTTACAATTTGGTTATTTATCTTATATTATGGTAAATGCTGGATAGATCAGAGGTTTAAGAAATGATAAAATGGATTTTTAATAAATTAATCAAGAGTGGTAGAGTTGGTCTTAGCTCTGCTAGAGAATTATCTAAACATAGACTTCATACAACCAAGTATGAAGACTTGTGTATGTAGGAGGATAAATTGTTTCAAGCGTTAATAGGTCCACTAGCTAACTTAGCTGGAACTTGGTTTGAGAACAAAGTTGAAAAAACAAAGGCTGAAGGACAAGCTAAAATTGCAGAGGCTCGTGCTCGTGCAACAGTTGCAGAAAAGGTTGCAGCAGGTGAGGTCGCATGGGAAGGTAAGATGGCAGATGCTACAGTGGATAGCTGGAAAGACGAATTCGCCTTAGTTGTGCTACTTTTGCCCGCAATTTTGGTCTTCATTCCTGGGATGAAAGAATATGTCAAGGAAGGTTTTGATATACTAGCAACTTTACCAGAGTGGTATCAGTATCTTTTATACATTGCAATTAGTGCAAGTTTTGGAATCAAGGGAGTTGGGCAAGCTGCAAAGATGTTCAAAAAAAAATAATGGCAGATCCTAAAGTTGGAACGGGTAAGAAACCAAAAGGTTCGGGTAGAAGATTATACACGGATGAGAATCCAAAAGATACCGTCAGTATCAAGTTTGCCACAGAAGCAGACGCAAGAGCAACAGTTGCGAAGGTTAAAAGAATCAATAAACCTTATGCGAGAAAGATACAAATACTTACAGTCGGTGAGCAAAGAGCAAAAGTAATGGGTAAAGCAAAAATTGCTTCAATATTTAAAAAAGGTAAAGAACAGATAAGGAAATCACATGGCAAGGGTTAGTCAGTTTGCAAAAGATCTAGGAATATCATATAATCAAGCAAAAGATTTAATTAATAAAGGTCGTAAACGAAGAGACGGTGGTTCACAAATACTGGAGAATACTATGACTGTAACAAAAAAGAAGTTTGGTGGAGCTACATTAACGTCCAAAGACGCTAAAAAAATTAATAAGATGAGTAAAAAATCAAAAGATCCTATGGGAGATATGTTCGGTAAAGATGGAGACTTAAAACTTAGACCAAAATCAACAAAACCATATCATCCAAAACATAATCCAGATCAATATCATCCAACACTAAATCCCGATGGAAAGAAAGGCAGACCAAAAATGCAAAAGAAAAAAGACGGCGGTCTAGGAATGCAAAGTGTTAAGTATGGATTAGATAACAACCCAGCCATAACTGCTGCAGATCCAAAAGCAAAATTTATTGCAGCCAATAAAAAGAAAGACGGTGGTATGCCAATGATGCCAAGAGAAACTCGTAAAAAAATGGGTTTCAGAGCAAGACCAACGGAACCGAAGAAAAGAAGATCAGAACCACCAGTAACATTAAGTCCTTTTAAAGGTGTTTTAAAAACAAGTGAAGGTGAGAGACTTACAAACATTGACGGTACAACTTATTTGGTCAAACCAAACCCTAAATTTAAAAGAGCTGAAAGAGAAAAAGCTCCGAGAAGAATGAGAGACGGTGGTGTATTCAGAGGTTGTGGTGCTCAAGTAAAAGGTAAAAAGTTTAAAGGGATATTCTAGTGGCTGAATTTTCTGACACTGATACTTCTCCTGCTGGAACTTTTGGTGGAGATTTTAGTGACGATGCTGCTGCTGCTGATAAGTCAGTAACCACTGATTATTCTACAGCAGGAGTTGGAACAGGTAGTGATACTTATTCTCAACAAGATGCTATGCAGAGTGCTTTAGGTATAACTTCCACAAATCCTTATGGATACGAAGGGTTTTTTAGTAAAGCTTTTGGAATATCTCCAGAAAATATAGATTATACAAACATATTTGGCGATCAAGCCACTATGAATGCCATTGCACAAAAAAATGTTGACGTTTACAGCAACCCAAATAATAACCCTGGTCTTGCAGGATATGACCCAAATCAACCAGCAAATCAACCAAGAGAAGGAATACAAAGAGGTTTTGGTTCTCTTTTTAATCCTGTAGGTCAACAAACAGCTTTTGGACAAATAGCTGCACAAAGAGCAAAAGATCCGATGGGATCACTTGCTATGGGTGTTTTTAGTAATTTAGCAGGATTATCTTTACCATCTATAATGGCACAAGGAATAGGAAGAGACACATATGCAGCCAAAGGAACTCCAGGATATGATGCAACAATAGATCCTTCTTCTCCTAGTTATACTGGATCTACATCTATGGGTGGCATTATGGATGCTCTCTCACTAGGAACCACGGGCATGACATCTACAACTGCACAAGAAGCTTTTGACACAGTTAAAGATGCAGTTAAAGATGCATACGGATATTTATCCACTGCTGGTAAAAATTAATGTACATAACAGATTTTTTAAATAAATATAATAAAGACTTGAATAATAGAATAAATGACATAAGTATTTCATTGACTAGTGGAAGTGCTTCTGATATTGGTCATTATAAAGCAATGGTAGGTGAAATTCAGGGATTAACCTATGCGTTGGAACATATACAAACCCTGCTAAAAAAGGTGGATGATGAGTCTAATAGTACCAGAATACGTTCTAGCACAGAGGAACGCTAAGAAAAAAGCCGAAGAAGAAGCAAAAAAGCTAAAATTAATTGAACGAATACCACAACCAACAGGTTGGCGAATATTAGTTATGCCATATATGGGCAAAGAAAAAACTGAAGGTGGTGTTTACGTTCCAGATCCAGTAAGAGAAAAAGAAGCCAGAGCCACAGTTACAGCTTATGTAGCTAAAGTGGGACCTTTGGCATATAAAGATATTGACAAATTTGGAGAAGACGGAGCTTGGTGTAAAGAAGGCGATTGGGTTTGTATTGGTCGCTACGCAGGTTCACGATTTCAAATAGAAGGTGGAGAAGTTAGAATTATTAACGATGATGAAGTTATAGCAACAATCGTTGATCCTGACGACATAAAATCTTACGGAGTATAAAGACAATAGGGGTGGAGAAACGAAAGTAACCATTGTCGATCCTGACGACATCAAAAACATACGGAGTAAAGTATGCAAGAAGATGTTAAAGTCGAAGAAGTCGAAGAAGAAGGACAAGAAGTTGAGGTAGAGGAAAAAACAGATGAACAAAAAGAAGATGTTGTCGTTGATTCCAATTCTCCAACCGAAGAGAAAAAACAAGAAGCTTCAGATGCTGATGACTTGTCTGAATATTCGGAATCTGTCAAGAAACGTATTAGCAAACTTACGTCTAAATTCAGAGAAGAAGAAAGACAAAGACAAGCGGCAGTCGAATACGCTGAAGCAGTAAAAAAACAAAATGAAGAATTAAAATCAAAACTAGATAAACTAGATACTACTTATGTTGGTGAGTTTGATACGAGAGTACAATCTCAAGCCATAGCTGCAAAAGAGGCATACAAGAAAGCATTAGAAGAGGGTAATGCAGATGCCATGTACGAGGCTCAACAAAATATTTCTAGAATTGCACTAGAAGAATCAAGACTTGCTCAATTAAAAGCAGATCGAGAGGAACAAGCAAATAAAATTGAAGCGAATGAAGCGGCTCCCGCTCCAGCTCCAGCTCAACCAGTAAATAATACACCTCCCCCTAAACCAGATCCTAAAGCAGAAGAGTGGGCAAAGAAAAACACATGGTTTGGTCAAGATCAAACTATGACTTATGCTGCTTTTGGTCTTCATAAACAACTAATCGAAGACGAGGGGTTTGACGCAACGTCAGATGAGTACTATACTGAACTCGATAATAGGATTAGATCGGAGTTTCCACACAAATTTCAAGAAACTCCTAAAAAATCTAATAGTCCCAGAGTCGCCTCTGCTGGGACAACGGCTTCAAAGTCGTCAACACCAAAGGGACGCAGAACAGTCAAATTGACTCCATCTCAAATTGCTATTGCGAGAAGGCTGAATGTTCCTCTTGAAGAATATGCTAAATATGTCCCTTC